AGAAGTTAAATATGATAAAAAATGTAGTATTATGGATAATATCATAGTGATAGAAAGAGAGATGTAATGAAAGCAGAGTTTCAGAATCCTGTTTCTCTAAATGAAATAAGAAGATATAAAATCAGTAGTGATGATTATCATTATCTATTTACCGTTCCTATAGATCTTAGATTCGGTAAAATAGAAATGTTATTTAAACGATGTAGACATATTAGTGGTGATTTCGATATTCGAGATACTAATATAAGTCCTTTAATCTGTACATGGAATATGTTCTTTAAGTATTTTAGGTCTAGAGCTATAGAAGAGTCAGATCCTTGTTTCTTTAGCCTCTTTAAAGAGCCAGATACTAAAGTTGATAAAACTAAACTTAATAATGTAACCTGGAGCTTTTATCAGTATACAGATAACACTGATATAACAACAGAGTTAAGAGATGAGTTTTTCTACATTGTACCTGAAGAATATCATAATGATATCATTCGTAATTTAGAAGGTATATGGGATAGTTATTTTTATCCTTATAGCTCTATAATTAATAACCAAGCATTAATCTTTGTTATTAATAACTACGAAATACATGTATATACATTAGGAGACATTGCATCTTATCGTTATAAAGAAGCTAGAAGAGAAGTACTTCATATTCCTTCTTATGCTAATTTAAAGGATGGGGTTTATTATATAGACTATTAAGGAGTTATTATGTCTAATAAGCATGATGAGATAATGACCTATAATAACATAATAGATACTTCAGTAACGGATAATGAAGAAGAAGTCTACTCTTTCTTAGGAGAGTTAGGAGAACTTCCTAAAGACTTCATATCTACTAGTATTATGATAACAGAAGATTTGGTTTTACCAGATAGAGAACTTACCGATAAGATTAAGTATATTATTAATCCGTTAGGTAGTATTAAACTAGACGAAGTAACTAGAAGTCTATTAGAGAATGTTGTCTCTAAATATATAACGAATTATTTCGCTACTGGTAGTTTTACAGATTATCCTGTAGGTAGCTTAACAAGAATGATACTTTCTGAAATAAGTACATTAAGTTGGGTAGATGATCGTCCTAATAAAATAAGAGATTATAGAAACATGATAGAGTACTGGGTAGTTAATATACTTAACCCAGTACTTGATTATTATCTTAATCTATATTCTTTTAGCGCAGAGGAAAGTAAGTTAATGTTATTTTATAAAGTTAACTACAAGATACATAGACATCTTATTTTATCTTTCATAAAGAAAAGATAATTATTGTCTATAAGTGGAAAGGAGAAATATGAAAACAAAAGTTTTGGATATTAGTCCTTATAAGAAAGGATTACAAAACAGAATAATACATGGTTGCCCATTAGAGATGCATATCATTTCTAATTATTCTACCGATAAACTTAAACAGTCTAGACTTTATAACGAAGTTATGGTAAAAGCTTTAGACTTTCTAGTTGGTATAGAATCTAAGAAGGATCCTATACAACTTTTTGAAATAATCAAAGAGGATGATTTTAACACTAGGTTCATGGAGCTTATAGATTGGTTAGAATATAAACTAACTAAAGAATTTGGTCCTATCTATAAAGAACTAAAAGTAGATAGAGTTATAGATACTGAAAATGAACTTAAGTTAGAAGTTACTCAGATCTAATGTTAGAAAGGAGTACAGTGTGACAGAACCTAAAATGAAGATAGCCGATGTGTTTCCTTCTGATTACATTAGTATTTATCTTACAGAGTACTATGCCGCTTATAAAGGTCCTCCTAGGCTAGGAATGGGAGAAGTTGATCTTACAGAAGTATACGAAGTTTACGTAGATAATATAGAGAAACATAATAACTTCTTACATAAACAAGGTAATACTATGTTATTTAAGTTTATGGTGGACTATTATGTTATCTTATGGACACATCTTAACTTACTGGCTTATCTAGATGGTACTTATAATCAATATGGTTATAACATAGAAGATATCCAATTAGATCATCTAGATCAATTTGTTACTTCTTATTCTATACCATTTGGTTATCCTGGTCTTAGTAGTAGAGAAACTTGGGAACAGTTGAGTATCAATGGTAATATAGATAATGTTCTAATGGCATTAAGAAAAGCATTTCAAGATGTTGGTATAAGTTGGGATGCTAATATGATGTATAAAACTGGAGTAGGTAATGGAATATTCTATCTTCCGGTAAGATGGTCTATGCTAAGAACAGATCCTGCTTTATTCCGTTCTATGGATATGAAAGAGTATCGTAGAACATTTAAGTATGGAACCTCTTTAACTATCTATATGGGCGGTGTTCCTGTTGATGATATGGTTGCTATAGGACCAGCCTCTTTAGAATATGCTATAACATATTCTTTAGATCCAGCTATGAGCTCAGATCTTGAATTTGGAGGGCCAGATGAATAGACAAGTTGATTTAGTTACCTTACCTATAACAGATAAGATGGCAACTATTTTAGAAGTATTATCTATAGCAGACAGATCTCAAGTAGGTGTTTTTATAGAGGATCTTATAAGAACATCTGCTCGTAGAGCTCAGATGGATATGGATATTCAAGAGATGAGGCATAAACTTAAGCTGTTAGCATTTGATGTTTATCAGCTCTCTCTCCAAACAGCAGATCCAGCCGCTATAGCTATTTTGTTGCGTGAGACTATGGAAGAATATGGAGATATGATTATTTCTAACCATATTCCTATACAGGATATTACATTCATATACCATGATACTCTTACCATGAACTTTCAAAATAGAGAGGAATAACCTATGGTACAACCACATAAAAGATATGACTTTGTAACACTAGCTCCTACTGAGTTAGGAGGTGTTTATAGAAGCATGAAAGTTGTCGCTATCTTAACAGCTAGTCAGGCTATGACCTATAGAGACATCTATACCCTACATGAGAAAATGAAACGTTACTTAGCACAAGACTATAATGTAGAAGATCTAACTTATATTCTTTTTGAAGGTGTTAATAAACAAACCGTTCTTATACCTTGGGAATATTTAGATAGTAATAGTGTTGTAGAAGTAGAACAACTTAAAATAGTTATTGAGATACCAAATGCTAATACATCTGATATTTCAATGGTTGCTGATAAGCTAACTGAACTTGGATTCAAGAACTGTAAGATTACACATACAAGAATGTAGATAGAGAGTAGATAGTACTCTCTATCTACTGCTCTTTTATTTTTTGTTCTACTTAGAGCCAATCGATGATTATTCGAGAAGGAGGTGAGCATGATAGATATGTACGTTTTTAAAAGGCCAACACCTGAATATTTAGTACATATGAATCCTAAAAAAGAATATGCTAGGCAAGCGATAACTTTTATTTCTAAGATGAAAGGCGTTAGTAAAGAAAAAGCTCATGATTTATTAAAAGCGAATATGCCAAAGTATGATCTTAAGAATCCAGCTGTTAAGTTTAATAGTAGGAATGAAAAGGGAGACGTATCTGTAGACGAGATGCCTCTTTTAGATTATATACAAACAGCACAAGATAATCAAGAAGTTATAGTACCATCATTTACAACTTATATACATCCATCTGTTAAGAAATCTTTACATGCTGAGTTCATTAGCGTCAACATCAAAGCTAGAAAAGAAGATAAGAAACTTATGTTCTATTATACTCAGACTGGTGATGCTGAGAAAGCAGCTTATTACGATAACATGCAGGCTACTCGTAAGATATTTAATAACTCATTATCTGGTGCTTATGCTTCTAAAAGTACGATACTTTATAACCCATCAGCACATTATACTTTAACATCAACAACAAGATGTGTTGCTTCTATAGGTAATGCTGTAACAGAATCTATAGTATCTGGTAATAAAATTTTTAATACACCTGAAGCTGTTATAAATTATATAACATGTATCTTAACGAATACTGATTTTGCAGAGCTTGAGAGAGTATTTAAGAAATATAATATTAAAACACCAGATGTAGATGGTGTTATGGGTATGGTTATTCGATCTACAGAATACTTTTGGAATATACCATCTAAGATTGAATATATAAGATCTTACGTAGAGAAACTAACTCCATTAGAGTTAGGAGCTGTTATGTATACTAATGATCTTTACCATTTTAGA